ATGGCGAGATCGTCATCTGTTGTGATGGTCCGTCGTATTGGCGACGCGAGGTATATCCACACTACAAGGCTGGTCGGCGTAAGGCTCGCGAGAAGTCGGCGCACGACTGGTCGACGATCTTCAACTCTTTGCATAAGATTCGCGACGAGCTTGCTGATAATATGCCATATCCAGTCCTGCGATTCGAGCGGGCTGAGGCTGACGACATCATCGCGGCCATCTGTCATGTCGCTGGTACACACGGCGTGGTCAGTGGTGAGAAGATTCTCATCGTATCTGGCGACAAAGACTTCGCGCAGTTACAGAAGTATGCCAATGTTTCTCAGTATTCTCCGATCGCTAAGAAGTTCGTCATTCCAGATGTCAATCCAGAGCGATTCAAGCAATATCACATTCTGCAAGGCGATAGCGGTGACGGCGTGCCTAACTTTCTATCAGCCGATGATAGTTCGTTGCTGGTGGGCGGCAAAAGCCGCTGCCTAAGAAGAAGCTCGAAGAGTGGACTCTGATGCAGCCCGAAGAATACTGTCAGGGAGAAATGCTACGCAACTATCATCGTAACAAGATGATGGTTGATCTAGATTGCATCCCTGAAGAATTGCAGAAACAGATCGTCGAATCTTATGCTACATATAATCGTAATCCGCGCAGCAAGATCTTCAATTACTTCGTGCAACATAAACTGCGCCAGCTAACAGAAGCTATCTCGGAGTTCTAAATGACATACGTCCTCATCGTTGTTTCATATTTCGCTGGTGCTGGTGGCAACGGTCAGACCGTAACATTCCAAGAGTTTAATAATCTAGAAGCGTGTCAATACGCCGCCGTAGTAATCCGCGAAAAGAAAATCTCAGGCTACACCTGGGATAATTATAAGCTAACATGCGTCCCGAAAGGAGAAATCAAGTGACGTACAAGGCAACCGCAAGGTTCGTTGAATATCCATATCCCACATCTTCTTATAATAAGGATTCTGCTATGAATGAACATGTTAACATGAATGATCTTGAACAAGAACTCGTTGCTACAATCAATCAGTCGTCGAATAAGTTTCTAGACGTCGATCTCAATCGCTATAAGAATTTCGTCATGACTGTGACGAGCGAGCAGAGTCGCGTCATGGGCGCGTTCATCGAGCGTGCAGCCACGGTCCACTACAGCAGCGAGCATCTCAATGTTCCTCTCCTTATGACTGCACTGATTGGTCTGACAAGCGAGACTGGCGAGGCGCAAGAGATCATGAAGAAGGTTCTTTTTCAGGGTAAGCCATACACCGAAGAGACGCGCACGCATCTCAAGAAGGAACTTGGCGATGTCATGTGGTACTGGATGAACGCATGCAACGCTCTGCAGCTTGATCCGAATGAGGTCATCGCGCATAATGTTGACAAGTTGCAAGCTAGATATCCTGGTGGTACGTTCAATGCGTTCTACTCGGAGAATCGTAAAGAGGGAGATATTTAATGGCACTTAACACAGACAAGTGCATGGCGACTATCATCGATCTGATTGAGAAAGAGAAGAGTCGTAACAAGCAGGTTGATCTGCTGAAAGAGCATAGTTCTTATGCTCTTAAGGCGGTGCTTGGTTACGGTATGGATCCCGATGTGAAGTGGTTGCTTCCAGACAGCGATCCGCCTTATAAGCCACTCTTTGATGCAGCCGATCAAGAGGGGCGTTTCTACACTGAATGCAAGAAGTTGATCTACTTCGTTGATAGCGTAGAAGGGCAGCAGGTCAAGCAGATTCGACGCGAACAGCTATTCATCCAGGTCTTAGAAAGCCTTGATCCTCGTGATGCTAAGTTGCTTCTTCGTATGAAGAACAAGAAGCTGAAGATCAAGCTGGACGCGGTGAAAGAAGCATTCCCTAATCTTGCAGCAAATTGGTGACTTATGAACACAGCTTTCATCATTGGTAACGGCACGTCTCGCAAGGAATTCGATCTTGCGAGACTCAAACCTTATGGAACAATCTATGGATGTAATGCGCTTTATCGTGATTACCCTGATCACTCTATTCCTGACTTTCTCGTTGCTATTGATGACGGTATTATTGCAGAGATAGAATCGAGCAAGTTTCCATCGAAGCGTTTCATCGTTCCTCCTATGGATGAAAGATGGGAACCTGCCGAGAGCAATAAGGCTCGCCCGCGTAGTAATGCAGGCATGAACGCCATGCGCGAGGCGATCAAGGCAGGACACGATCAGCTGATCTGTCTTGGCTTTGATTTCATGATTCCAGATTCTGTGATCTCGATCTCTAATCTATATGATGGTACAGATAACTATGGGCATGAGACAAGAGCCAAAGATTATGAGAATCCGGCGCGAATTAACTATCTACAATGGCTCGTGAGTAAAAACCCAGAAGTAGATTTCATCTTTATTTTCCCAAGTGACTTGACAATCAGCAAAATTCATGGTAAAAATGTATATGTGAACACATATGAAAATCTTCTGAAACATACATAGACACATGGAATTTCAGAAGGAGGCTGATTAATGGTAAAGAAGATCTATCTAGAAACATCACTTCGCGATAAGATGGATCACGTTCTAGGTAAATTCCTGGATCATGATTGCTACGACCTCGTTCTCAATGAAGACGCCGACGTCTATGAACCATTGACGCCGTTGCAGATCATGATGGGTGAGACGCATAGCGAAAAGAATCTGTTGTGTAAGTTCCGCAAGAACGTCTTTCCCAAAGAGATGACAGATAAGGCATATGTTGCACTGCGTTCTGGTGCCCTCATGTCCGATAATCGTGGTCTTGCAGCTGGCATCGAGCGCGATACGGAATTTCAGAAGCTACCTGATGGCACTGGCTCGCGTCGTTGGGTCACGCAGCGCGAGAAGGCCATTCTTCAGTACATCATGGATGGTAGCCCCAAGTCCGTGACTGGCGATGATCGACTGCTTGAGATCTACGAGACAACACCAAACAAGCCTCTGCAAGGCCGTGGATCTGGTGCCAACAAATCACTGGCCGAGATCGGTGCTGGTGCCATCTGGATCGTTCACAGAACAACTGAGTTCAAGTTCGATGATTGGTTCTTCTCCATCAAGGATCTCTCTGCGGAAGAACGCAGAGAAAAGGCTCAGTACGTTCTCGACGAGCTGATATCTGCTTCTACATATGCAAACGGCGTTCGCTCTGGTGTCGGTGGCTTCATGGATCGCTATCCGCGCATTCCCTTCTGTCGAGAGACCGGCTGGAGCGCAAACAATCATGAACTATATAAAGAGGCTCTTCCACTATTTCATGCAGCCGCAAATGTTTTCAAGAACGAATTACCTGTGCGATATATGGGTCAGATGGAAGCCATGAAACAACTTGGTCCTGACTGGCAGATCGGTGATACGCCGTACACGACGCTGACGATCAATCGCGATTTCCGCACAGCGGCACATCGTGACGTTGGTGATCTCTGCGAGTCATGGGAGACCACAGAAAATCCACGCGGCTTTTCTAATCTTCTTGTCCTTGATAACGGCAAGAACTACGACGGCTTCTATCTTTGCTTCCCTGAGTTTCGCGTTGCAGCGAACATTAGAGCTGGCGATCTGATTCTAATGAACGCGCATCGTATTCACAGCAACAGCCCTTCGTTCGACTATGAGGAAGGCTTCGAGCGTATGTCAGTCGTGATGTATTTCCGCGAGTCCATGTTAAATTGCGGATCGAAGAAGTACGAGGAAACACGCAAGAGATTCGTTTATTCTCGCCGCGACAACAAAGATCATCCTCTATGGCACACTGGATGGAATGGTGTTTCTCCGAATATGTGGGAAACCGAAGAGTGGGCTAACTTCTTAGGGAACAGTGGATTCCCAGAGCAGGCGAATGAGATCCTACATAATCTTGGATTAGAACCAGCACACTAACAAAGGATTCAGAATGTATTGTGTGATTCCTGCAGCGGGCCGTGGTGTTCGCTTTCATGAGCTTGGTAAGCATTATCCTAAATGTGTTCTTCCTTATCAAGAAGTTCCTATCATCGTTCACAACATTAGACTGGCTCTCGAATCGGGAGCCAGAGAAGTGTGTATCGTCATAGGTCATCAAGGAAATAAGATTCGCGAGATCGTCGGAATGTATTTTCCTGATGACAATAGGATTCGCTTTGAAGAATATCGAACAGCAGCAGATAGAGAAGGACCAGGCGTATCAATATATTGCGGTATTCCCGCAGACATCAAAGAAGAACCTATTCTCATTCTTCTTAGTGATATTGTCATCACTTCTCCTCCATTCAATTCTAATAGAGCGTCTTGGATTAGTACGCAGAAAGTTCCTGATTGGGAACGCTGGTGCATGGCCGAGATCGTCAACAGTGAGATAGTTGCGTTTCACGATAAGCCGCGCGATATGCCTCCAACAGATCGTGCCGTCAGTGGAGTTTATTACTTTCAGAATGGTGAGTTCTTCAGATATTGCTTGATTGATGCGATTCATGGTAATCGTGAAGGCGAGGTGCAGATTTCTTCTGCGATGTCGCGCTACATGAAGAAAGAAAAGATTCACAGCAAGAACGTTGATATCATCGACTTCGGCACGCTGGAAGAATATCTGCAGAACAGAAGCGTTCCCAATTCTCGCAGCTTCAACAGTCTGTTTCCATCCAGCGATGGTTCGACTATCACCAAGACTTCTGTCGTTCATCCAGACAAGATTCATGCAGAAGCGAACTGGTATGATAATCTTCCGACGCCGATTAAGGTGATGACGCCGCGTATCTTTGATAAGAAACTATATGGTGATCGTCCGACATACACGATGGAGCGTGTCGATAGTCCAACGCTGCGCGAGCTGTATCTGTATCTAGAATCAGATCCCATCTTCTGGGTTGATGTCTACACGAAACTGTTTGATCTGACTGATAAGTTCAAGTTCTATTTCAAACCAGGCAAGCCACAGTTCTTCAAGAAGATTGCTGAAAAAAATCATCAGCGTTGTCTTCTTATAGAGAAGGAAGGACCAAGATGTCAAGATATAGACTTCATCGAGAAGTTCACGAAGATGACCGAAGATGGTGAGTTTGATATATTTCCAGATTCACTATTTCATGGCGATCTGTGTTTCTCGAATGTGTTCTATCATCCAGGCAGCAAGCAGATCAGGTTGATCGATCCTCGTGGCGATGCGTATGGCAACATTCTGTATGACTTGGCTAAGATCACACATTCTGCATATTATCCTTACGATTATGTTGACGCAGAGCTCTATATAAACAAAGACGGCGAGACGCTATACTTCGATGGAGGCAAAGAGATTGCGCGCCAAGCATACAAGAAACTGTTCATAGCCAAATATGGAGAAACGACATGGCGCATCAATTTGTTCTTGACAGCGTCTCTATTTTTGAGTATGATACCACTTCACTCCCATAATAAGGTAAACCAAGAGTTATTCTATGCACTCTATCGTAAGGCGGCCGCAGACAGCGGACTTGTTTGAGAATAGCCTCGTGGTCGATCTAGATCACACATTATGCGTTGGCGATCTAGAAATCCTTAGCTCAGTCGAGCGATACGCCAACGCAAAACCCATCACGGAAACAATCAATAAATTGCGCGAAGCCCATGCAAAGGGCTGGTACATCACCATTCTTACAGCCAGACATATGCGCACAACCAACAACGACGTTGAGTATGCGTTCAATAAGTTGGGTCAGATCACCGCAGACTGGCTAGATAGACATAACGTTCCCTTCGATCAACTTGTTTTTGGTAAGCCATACGGTATGTGGTACATCGACGACAAAGCAATGACATTGGATACATTTGTAAATGACTTCGCTCCCTAAGATCATCATCACTACGTTCATGCGCGAGGATAAGCAACGTGCAGTTCATCAGATTCCCAAGGCGCTCCACGAGAACGTCTATGTCTTCACGCGAGAGGATCGCGTTTCCCATCTTCGACCTCATATTCCTGATAGTATCCGTATTATTGCTAATCCCAGTGATATTGATGGGATTGCTGATATTAGGCAGCGCTGTATCGACCATCCTGATGTAGGCAAGGGAAAAGTTTGGTTCATCGACGATCTCTGCACATTTGGCTGGCGTGATGCTAATCTAAAGCAGTTCAACGATATGCCAGAAGAAAAGTTCCTGGATATGTATCATACTCTCGACAAGATGCTCGATGATTATATGCAAGTCGGCTTTTCTGCTCGCGGCGGCAATAATCACGTTGCTGAAGACATCAAGGAAGTTGGTCGTGCATACACCACATATGGTCTCCGCACAGACTGGATGGAGCGCGAGAATATTCGCTTTGACGGGATGTATAAACTAAATAGAAACGTGAAGCTCTATGAAGACTATTGGATCACGCTGTCCATGCTGACAAAGGGATTCAAGAACGCTATCATCTATAACTACTTCTTTAATTACACCCACAACAACACGGGTGGTAACTCCACATTCCGCACTCTCGAGCTTCAAGAACAAGCCGCACAAGAGCTTCAGAAGCATTTCCCACAATTCGTCACAGTAGAAACCAAGGAAGGAACCTGGGGTAAGATGGGTATGGAGAATCGCAAAGAAGTCCGTATCCAATGGCAGAAAGCGTATCAAAGTTCGCAGTTCACTAACACACTAGAATCGTTCTTCTAAGAAAGGAAACATGGAATGTCACAGATGGAGTTCGTTATCGGGGTGCTCGTTTCAGCCGCGTCCTGGATGATTGGTATCGCTATTGCACGATTCGTCATGCGTAAATATCTTGGCTGGGGTGAATCATCGGAAGCTCAGAGTGCCGGAGTGTCTACTGACGATATCGTAGACTTCGACAAGAGCGAGCGCCCATACATTCCTGTTCGCGTGGTTAAAGAACATGGTCAGTATTATGCTTGGTTCGCACTAAACGATTCCTTCATTGGTCAGGCTGATAAGATTGAAGACCTGCATCGAATGACCCATGAAAGTATTCTAAAGCAGGTCGGACTTAGGCTTGAGTTTGCGGTCGAAAAGGCGCCCAGAAAAAGAGTTTGACAATTATCCCATAGCGAGCTATGATTAAGAGTTAGCTATGGAGTATCGAAAATGTCTATAGTTCAGCTCAAGTCGCGCTATAGTGAAGCTAAAGTAGCTGGTAAACGAAACGCTAAAGTTTGTAAATTTAATCCTACGTTAAAATATATCGAGCACAGTCTAGCTCTAGTTGAAGCTAAAGCTATACTACACGATCGTGAACTTAACTTTACCGACAAATACTCGATCTTAGCTATAATTAAAGTAATCGAACGTAAGCTAGACTTTCACTATAAGCACAAAGACTTCAACTTAGCTATAGCTACAGCAGAGTTCAAGCGCGCCAGAAAATTATTAAAAATATAAATCTAGCAAAATCAGGGACTTACTCGCTAAGTCCCTGTTTTTATTAGCCTTGACAACCAGACCTTTCCGTGATACAATCAATATATGATGAAAAAGAAAGGAAATGGCATGACCCCCACCGAAGAAAATCGCGACGTGGTTGGCAAGATGGTCACCGGCTTGCAGCGCAACGGCTCAGACTATGCTTTGGGATACCTCGAATCGTTTATCGTTAAGCTCATGGACGATTTCGTAAAAGACCCGCTTGATCTTGAGCGTATCCGCCTTCGTATGTTGGCGGCTGGTATCAACGGCCTGCTCGACGCCGAGAAAAGGGCCCTTGACAATCTTGTCCGTACCCGCTAGAATCAATATATGATGAAAGGAAATGACATGAACGCCATTCAAGTTCTCCGCCTTGTCGCTAACAAATCTTTCTCTCGTATGGACGAGCGCGACTATATGGCCTTCGCTGGCGTTAACAGCGATTACGCCCTGATTCATTATCCCGACGAATCTAAGGGCGAGATCTATACCGTTATCATCGACAACGATATGGTTGTCGCGATTGACGACGAAGGCTACGAGACGCAGTTCCGTATCAATTTCGAAGAGTTCGTCCTCGCTTAATGGAGATTGGTTATGTCAGTCAATGATGCCGTGGCGCTTGCCGCTCGTTTAGAGTCTCTTGTTCGTCGAGCTGATATGTTCGGCAAAGATCGACTCTCTATCCTCGAAGAAGTGAACGATATCGCGTGCGATCTACGCTCTTATGCGGATCGACTCGATTCGGCTATGGAAAGGGAATTATATGATGACCGACAATACCTTTCTTCCCTCTGATACTGGCGACGCGCTCCAGGAAGTCAAAGACGC